ACAATTTCCTAACTCTGTCGCGTAAATTTTCAAACCGCGATGGTCCATGATGGAATATTTCAGATAGATAAGAATCAACCGATTGCTGCAACGCGTCGCGCTCACTAAAGTGAGGGCGCCTAACCCAGTTGATAATATCTCCCACTATTGGTTCAGGGAGGGGGGCCAACATGACTTCTCGGCCCATATGAGAAAACGGAATAAACTGACGTTTTAAAAAGCTGGTTTGGCCAGATTTATCCTGTTTTACAACGATACCAATTTCCTGCATACAATTTCGAAACTCCTCTGCTGTATAAAGGTCTTCTCTACGGCGGGTATCATCACCGTAAACTACACAATAGCCATCCCAGAATCCAGTTAAACTATTATATTTTGACAAATAGCAATAAGCATGATAACACAAATTAGCAATACTATTTATTCTATCGGTAGCATAAGCCCCTGAAGGGGACCCACACATAACACTATATATGAAATCTCCAGCAACATGATTAGCATTTCTTAACTCTCGAATTAAACAACGAACAATATACTCATATTCTGGATCTACTTCTTTATACTCTTTACACCATGCCACTGCCAGCTCTTCAACAACTTCTAACCACTCAGAATGAAATCCAGGTCCAAAGCCGCTATAATCCTCATCGACCACATCATCATGACCGGCGTGTATATCCATCCAACCTAATGAATGAACATCCACACCAACCGCTATTTTGAGATCGATCCGGGTAATAGCAGCAAAAAACTCCATCAAATATCTACGCATATCCAAAGTATGATGAAGAGGAGCACCATTTATCAATCTTGTATCTTTACCCGGTTTTAACAACTCGTCCTTGGGGAAATCCATAAACACAGTATCTGCTAATACACCAACTCGCCTACCTTGGTGTTGCACCAAATACTCCTCAAGTAAAACCTTATCAATGTGAATCTCAAATTTGTCCTTATCCACTTTAATCAAATCTTTCTTCTTCATACCTAAAGGAAATTTTTGTTTTATTGGCCAACCAAGAGCAGTATCCAACTTCATAGCCCCCATAAGAGGCACGCCATCGAATCCTGCAATTG